TTATCCTTCATGGCTTTAGCGGTCTCACGCTGTACCTCTTTAGGGAACATAGTCTGAGCCTTGTAGACCATACGCATCTTAACATTGTCGCCAGAGGTATAACCTTTGTCCATCCGCTCACGTATCTGCTTCTTAGCACTACGTAACACAGACTTCAACATACCTCTACGCTTGTTAAGGTTAGCTTCCTTAAACTCCTCAGTCATCAACAGCCGCTGCGTCTGACGTTCCAGTACAGGTGCAAGCATTGCGTTGAAAGCTTTATCATATGCAGGTAGCTTTGAGCGTTCATTAGCAGTCCAAGGTTGCATCTCAGACATGGAGTAAGCTTTCTCTGTAGCTGTACGTCCCTGCTTGATAGTCAGACCAAAGATCCTAGCGAAGGGGTTAGCATCATAGATGTCACCCTCTCGTGTAGCTACTGCCAAGTCTTCACCAGTGATAGTGTCTGTCTTGTCAATGAATGCTTCAAGGATATTGTCGAAGTACTTAGTGGATGATTGAGTGAAGATACCCATAGCATCAGCCTGACGTACATCCTTAGCTGTGTCTGTACCTGTAGCAAAGCCTACTACCTTATTCACCGCATCAAGAGGGCGAGTAAAGCCAGAGGCAAAGTTACCAAACACTTTAGCGAATGCATCCATAGAGGCACCACGAGCACCAGCATCTTGGTTAATCAGAACATCTAGTAGGTTGTTTAGGTCATTACCAAACTGTGCATCCTTTGCAAGCTGACCAACAGCTATCTGTGTACCAAACTCAGTCAACAACTCAGGTGGTACAATCTCACCGTCTCTCATTAGGTTACCTATACGCCCAGCTGCAAGGAATGCTGAGAAGGGGTATGTGTTCTTAGCGTCTACAATCTTACCGCCGCCAGTATTAACTTCATACACGCCCAAGCCTTCAGCCCTACGTTCCTTGTCGTATTCCATAGCCAAGTACAACCCAGCTGAACCTATTGTCATACGAGCAAGAGCGTCCATCTCAGTTATCTCTGGGTTTTGCTTAGCCATACGTTTGTAGATCGGTTTAAAAAGTACCTCAGGAGCAGCTAGTGGTGACCACTGGTACGCTGTTGCAACAACATTGTTGAAGAACCGCCCAAAGGGTAGGATAGTACCAAAGCCAGGTGTGTTAGAGATTTGCTCAACACCAGCAGCTAACTTACGTATCAACTCTGGTTGTTCAGTTGTTGTGTAATCCTTAGCGAACACAGACTTCAGCGTAGTATCAAGTGCACCTTGGATAATCTCCTCATCAAAAGCTTCGTCTGATAACAGTGCATCCTTGAGAGTCGTACCCTTCTTCAGACGTAGATACTTGTCCATCTCATTCATGAACATCTGAGACTTAGTGAATGTATCTTGTATACGCACACCAGTGATCTGGTTCATAGCTGTAGTAAAGGCTTCTACGTTACGGAAGGTAGGGTTGTCTGGGTTAATACCAAAGCGTTTAGCCGATGCATCAACACCACCTGCCATAGTCTCGAACAGCATCTTCTGTGCAGACTCATTAGCAGGGTCACTGAGAAACTTCATGTATGCATCACGTGTAGTGTATGGGTCCATCAAGTTACGGATCTTCTGTACCTGTAGTGTACGTAGCGCACTTGCTTGCCGGAAGCTTTCTTGAGCACCAGCACGATCAAAGGCAGACTGTGCCAGACCCTTAGTCATCAACGCTGTTGAGCTAAACAGATCAGCGATAGTCTGACCTACATAGTACTGACCAAAGCCAGCAACGTTGAGTGCTGTGGTAGCTGGTGAGGAGACAAGCAAGCGCTTCCATACAGACTGACCATAGCGTAGTGGCTCAGATGCTTTAGCAGCTTTAGCTTCTGCCTCATCAATAGCATCTACTTGTTTCTGTATCTTAGCTTCAGCAGCCAGCAACCCAGAGTCTAACGTCCGTTTAAGCTGTGATGCTACGTTCAAGGTCTTACCTGCTTCGCTCATACGTGCTGCAAGTAAATCGCCCATCTTAACTCGTGAACCACTAAGATCACCAAACTGCATACCAGTGAACTTACCCATAGTAGCGTTAATACTTGTTAGCTCTTCCTGTGTAAGAGAGTTAGCTACGTTAGTGATGACATCAGAGATGTGGATCTCTTTGCCAATCTTGTAGCCCTTGTCTTTGAACACACCAGCGAGACCACCAATCTCACCAGGGGTATCACCAAACATGATCTCCTTAACAAGTTGAGAGTCATCAATGACACCCTTGCCCAGCTGACCTTTATCTACTTTCTCATTCCACTTATCTGCTGCTTCACGTATAGCCTTAGCCGCTTCAGGAGCATCCTTCTTCTTCAGGATAGGGGCGTACTCATCAATAGTCTTCTGAGCAAGCTTCTCCATCTCAGTGCGTGTGTCTTCTAAACCAGACTTACCTGCACCTACCTTACGAGCTACTAACTGAGCGCCACCAGCAACACCACCTAAGAGAGCAGAGAAGGCGGTCTGTGTCTTACTGTAGGTTTCCTGTGCTCCAACATCTAGCATAACTTGCTGGGCAGCTACGTCTTGGTATACGGAAGCTAGTGCGTCTAAGCCTGTGGTAGCGTACAAGGATTTAGTAGCAGCTGTCTGGAACAACTCCTTCTGCTTAGACTTCATAGCGTCTTTAGCTAAAGCTCTCTTACCTTCTTTGGCAACTTTCTCTGAGACATTTTTGTACACACCCCTAGCCCTGCGAGTAGACATACCCTGAGCAGCCGCTCTAGCTGCAGCCTCTTTACCAGCTTTTATACCTGCCTCTTTAGCAGCCTTAGCAGTAGCTCCATTCTGAAGAGCCTCACGCCCAGCGCGTTGTACGGCAGCTTTGATAGCTACACGTCCGGTGACTTGAGCACCACCAGCAGCGGCACGTCCAATACCACCAGTAAGCAAACCTAAGTAGTTGGTAGGGTCAGTTGCTGCAGCAAACACGTAGTCACCTACGCCAGACACGGCACCCATGAGGCCATCATTAACAAATACGTTACCTAGTTGGTCATATATCTGGTAAGCTTTACGGGCTGTTTCTTTTTGCCTGTCGTTAGCTTTACTGACGAAGCGTACTTCACCTGCAGTAGAGACAGTGTTAGCGTTAAAGTAACGCATGTGCTTAACAAAATCATCTACTACTTCCTCATCTGTTTTGGCACGGTAGTCCTGACCCATACGCTCAATCATGTAGTCACGAATAGGTTGTGAATACTTATAGTCTGACTGTAGGTCTGTTACTGTAAGGGATTCTTCTGGATCAAACGATAGAGGCTCAACCCTTTTCTTAGGTACACCGCTGGTAAGATTCTTAATGTACTCTTGGCGTTCAAAGAAGTTCATGTTTAGTCATCCTCAAACTGCTTGGGTGATCCATCTGGGTTGTGGGTAGAAGCGTACTTAGCATCCCACACAGCCGCCGCATTCTTCTCTACCATCTTAGAGCCACGCCTACGAACCTGTTCCTCAACCACAACAGTTTCACTTGAGTCTGGTCTTGGTTCTACAATGATAGGTGAACCATCTGGGTTGTACCGATCACCATACTTTGCATCCCACTTACGTTGGTCAGGCTTAGTGATTAATGAATCAGGGTCACCTGGACGTTTCTTATCCTCTGGTAGTGAAGGTACTGTTGTAGGATCTACGGCTAGAGACGGTGGTAGTAGATCCTGCCCTGTCATACTAGCTAGTTCGTCTGCCTCAGCGGGTATAAGGTCACTGGATAATTCCTGTGGCTTTGGTACTTTGGGTTTAGCCTCTGGTTTCTTTGCAGGGTCTTGCTCTTCTATGCCGTAAGACTTCTTGAGTTCTTCTAGATAATCTGCACCCATAAGTTCAGTTATCTGTTCCATCGCAAAAGAGTGGTCAAAGAAACCAGCTGGGCCTGCATACTGATCTGCATTGAGTCGAATTAGTTTATCCACCGCCTTTTCAGCGTAAGCTCTACGAGCTTCTCTACGCACGACATTTAGATCTGTTTCAGGTATATCCCCTTCTCTGATACCCGCTGCCGCCTGTTGGTCTATGTATGCTCGTATTGCCACCTCAACGTTGTCGTCAGCTTCTTTAGACTCCATAGTTTCTTGGAACAACTCTGTCATGTCATTGGCAAAGGTGTAACCATCGTTGCGCCCAAAGCGTTCCATCTCAGAGAAAGACATTACAGCATTAGGAATAAGAGAGTTAAACTCAGACATACGTGCTGCAGCATTTACATCAGCAATAGACATCTCGCCCATACCAGGCATCTCACGCAGCTGTTCCTGTGCACGTGTCTTAGCGCCAAATCCAAAGAGCCTACCTACTACACCAGTATTATCTTCTGCAGGGGCAGCTTCACCGTAAGCACCATATGTCTGTTTAGCAAACTGTTCGAGAGACATGTCGATGAGAGAGGCATCAATGCTAGGAATGTTAGGCATACTAATAATAGCCTCAACATCATTCATAGATAGTCTTTGCCCAGCGGATAAGCCTGCCTCTGCGTGTGCTTTTGCAAGCTTGTCACGAAACTCTTTTACTCCAGTCATACCGGAAGCCATAGCTGTACGAACCATAGCTTTAGCATCTGCTCCCTCAGGTAAGTACTGAAGGGCTTCTTTACCTAGATTAACAGCAGCACCCGCTCTGGCAGAACGAGTGTTAATCAGCTGTATGTTACGCTCAAAAGCTTCTTCCTGCTTCTCTTTGTAAGCCTTGGCTTCCTCACGGTTCGCAGCTATACCAGTAGAGACTTGACCTAGAAATGCGGCTAAAAATTCATCTTTGTTGAATGCCATTGTGTATTACCCTTTTGCCATCAAGCCCATAGGCTTTTCTTCTGGTGTCATCTCTTCCTCCACAGGTTCTCCCTCCTGCGTATCAACCATATCCTGCACCATCTGCTGGCCCTGATCGGGTGTCTCTGTTTCTTCTTTGTCTAGCATAGCACTAGCTGTCATCATAAAGCGTTGCATCTCAGCAGCTTCTGCTTTCTTCTGAGGATCAACACTAGAGTCTTTTACAGTGATGCCCATATCCTCTAAGGAAGCCTTGAGATATGCATGGATAACAGGTGCTACAACAAGACCTGCATCTACTGTGTGCAAGCCACGCATAACGCCCTGCATGTATGTAGTCTCTACAATAGGAGCTAGAGATACCCCAGCTTGAATCATAGTACCAAAGTCCTGCAGCACTTCATCATTGTTCAGGCGCTCAAGGTAATACATAGCCACCTCATTAACATCTGACATCTGAGGTGGCTGCTCCCAAGGGTTATTACGTGGTTCACCTGTAAGTGACTCACCCGGAATGGGTCTATCAAACGGTCCTGCTATTGGCATCTTTATATCCTACTTAGTAAATCCAGCACCGAAGTATAAACCTACGATGGCTGAGACAATGTGTGTATCTAACGGTGTAATGACAAAGCCTTGTGCATACTTCCACTTTACCATCTCTTCACCGGGACCAAAGATAAAGTCTAGGAACCCAGCTTGAATTTCTGTGTAGCCTACGATGACACTAACTTCTGGGTAGAAGACAGCGACTAGCTTTGGTAGAACAATAATAGCAAAGACTGAGGACAATGCAATAAGTCTTCGTGTCCAAGCGAAATGTTTATCGTTCTTTCCTGCGTCACGAGCCATCGCTACTTGCTTAGCGTTGAAGCTGGCACGTTCCATGAGCATCTTCTGCTGGGCTTCTTTAGCCTTGATAGACTGGCCCCATACAGACATGACCCCACCTAATACGGTGGAGCCTAGCATTGTGATGAGTTCTAGAGGGAGACCAAGCATTAGTTACCCGCCAAGTAGTCGGCCTCTGCGACCCTACGTGTAGTGTACTTGTCCCCAAAGCTACGTAGCTCCGCTTCAGCCTTATCCCAGTCACCGTTAGTTACATGCCGCCAAAAGGTAGGGGCTTTAGTAGGTAAATCACCATACTGGAAAGCTACGGATGCAACTACTGTAGCCTGCTCCTTAGTTAGATCTTCAAAGTCTACATCACTTGCAGACTCCCAGTCATCTTTAAGTCTGTCTACTTCCTGCTTCTTAGCAAACTTGTTGATCTGATCTGCCTCTTTAGTGGTTAGCGTTAGTGGGTTGCTTTTCACATATGCGTCTGCAGCAGCCCCTTTCTTACCTAGATAGGGCTTTAACTTGTCTACCAACGCAGGAGGTAAACCATCTAAGTCTGCTTCGTTACGTTGCCCTAAGTCAAACCCTGACGCAATAGTTGGCCCAGACTTTCCTAGTACCTTACCTTTACTCTTAGGTACATACATCTTCTTCTCGTAACCCTCACGCTCCTTGATGAAGTCGAAGTCTACGTTAGCTGCAACTACCTTTGTATCACCAAGAGGAGTATTTACTTCTAGCATTTCTTGCTGTGTGAGAGGTTTATTGGTAGGTAGCGTTACTTTCTGCCCAGGCCGAATCATATCAGGGTTAGCGATCTGTGGGTTAGCATCAATGA